TCACCAAGTTTGATCCTCGCCCGGCGGTTGTTGAGCAAGATGGTAGTTCCTATGTAGGTATTCTTCTCAGTGAGGAGGACTTTCGTAATATGCTCCAAAAGAAAATAGATACTAATGCCCAACTGAGTGAATGTTCAGTGGACAAAAGAGTGTGTGACCAAGTTAAAGATACTTACAAGATTTCTATCACTAAGTTAGAGACACAGCTTAAAAAAGATAATTCATGGTTTGACCGGAACAGAGGTGTAATTGGAGTAGTCACAGGATTATTCCTTGGTACAGGATTGTCGGTCGGTATTGTTCATGCGGTGTATCAGAAATGAAGAAAGACTGGGATACCATAGCGGCGATTGAAAAAGCTATTGCCGAGAAGTATGGCAAGTTGTCGGTACAAGATTTCAGATCGGACTGGGCACCAGAGAAAGAAGAAGAGTACCTTAAGCAAATTAAGTCTCGCCGCTCTCATCACCAGAATAAGGACTTCGCTAGTGAAACGATTATCAAAGGTGATGTTGTAATCAACAAGCGAAATAAAAAACAGAAGGCTGACAGAACCTGTCCTGTGTGTAAAACATATTCATTTTCACGAAGAGACGACCTATATATGAATAGGTTTGACTGCTGTGAGCGTTGTTACATTGTTTTCGTCGTGAATCGAGAAGAGAAATGGCGAGATGGCTGGCGACCAGATGATGACCAAGTAAAAATATCCTTGAGGAGAAAAAAATAATGTCCAACATCCTAGACATAATTAAGGGACTTAATCAAGCCGCTGCTAATTCATACGATGCTTATGAAATTGATGAGGAGATTGGGCTTGAGCGAGAAAAGGGTCATCCTATTCTTGATCGTCGAGTAATCGATGGTTTTCGTGTTCGTTTTTCGGCGAACAAAATGATTGTCACTTATCAGAGCGAAATGCGTCTTGAGCAACTGCATCCTCGTAATCAATTTGAGAATGAAATCGAAAGAAAGTTTGGTGATATTCTGAAGTTTCTTAAGAAGGAATACAAAAACATCAATAAAACTTCTGTCTCTTTGACAGAGGACACAGACGCTGACATTCTAGTGCAAAGCACCTCTCGGTATCACACCTGGGTTCAGGCTACGAAACAATACAACATTAATACAGATTCGGCAGATACTGTCTCACTTCGACGCACATCTGACCGCAGTATTGATAAGCCCTTTGAAAAAAGATTCCAGGACTTTTTGGAATTATCTTCAGATAAGCGTCCTTCTAACGATACTGCCAAAAAGAACCCCGAAACTCCAGAGGGCTAAATGAGCCTCTCCAAAAAAGAGACCATGGCGGAAATTGTTCGTTGTGGTAAGGACCCGTCTTTCTTTTGTAAAAAGTATGCAAAAATATCTCACCCAATGAAGGGTTTGATACCTTTTGATTTATACGACTTCCAGTCCGAAGCCTTGTTGGAATTCAGGGATCATCGTTTTAATGTAATTCTTAAAGCTCGCCAGCTTGGTATTTCAACAACTGTTGCTGCTTATGTTTGTTGGCTGATGCTTTTCCATCGTGATAAAAATGTTTTAGTTGTTGCCACAAAGCTAGGCACAGCCACTAATCTGGTAAAAAAAATTAAAGCTATTCATAGACATTTACCACCGTGGCTAAAGATTGCAGAAATATCCATCGATAACCGTCAATCTTTTGAGCTTTCCAACGGCTCGCAGGTAAAGGCTTCTTCCACTTCTGGCGACGCCGGTCGTTCTGAGGCTTTGTCCCTCTTGGTGGTTGATGAGGCTGCTTTTGTTGAGGGAATGGAAGAACTGTGGGCTGGTTTATATCCTACTCTTTCAACTGGTGGTCGGTGTATTGCTCTTTCTACTCCAAACGGCGTAGGTAACTGGTTTCATAAAACCTATACAGAGGCCGAAGAAGACAAGAATGATTTTCATACTATAAAATTACCTTGGGAAGTTCACCCTGAACGAGATCAAGCTTGGTTTGAAAAAGAAACTCGAAACATGTCTCGTAGAGAGATAGCCCAAGAGCTTGAGTGCAATTTTAATGCCTCTGGGGAAACAGTTATCCACGGGGATGATTTAAAAAGAATATTAGAGGGCACGAGAAACCCATCCCATCAAGCTGGTTTTGACCGTAATTACTGGATATGGGAAGAACCACAGCCAGGAAAAGATTATATTCTAGTAGCTGATGTGGCTCGTGGCGATGGATCAGACTTCAGTGTTGCTCATATTTTTGACCTAGAGACCATGACACAGGTCGCCGAATATCAAGGTAAGATTACTCCTGATATGTTTGCCCCTCTGTTGCATTCTATGGGGCATGAATATAACGAAGCCCTTTTGGTCATAGAGAACAATTCTTTAGGAATTGGTGTTCTTAGCCGATTAGAAGATTTAGACTATAAGAATTTATATTATAGTGTAAAATCAACACACGAGTATGTAGACAGAGTAACTGCACAGAGTGTTAATTCAGTAGCAGGTTTCACAATGTCTATGAAAACCCGTCCATTAGTTATTGCTAAGTTTGAGGAATTCATCAGAAATAAACTAATTACTATTAATTCAAAGAGGTTAGGGAACGAAATAAAAACATTTGTGTGGCATAATGGTAGGCCACAGGCAATGAGAAGTTACAACGATGATCTGGTTATTGCCACAGCAATAGGTTGCTGGATCCGAGGAACTGCTCTTACGACCAACCAAAGGGAGGCGCAATATAAGAAAGCTTTACTTACTAGTATCTCTGTCTCTAACACCACCATCAATACTCGTATTGAGGGACAACATGGCTACCAATCTCAAAAGACTTCTTTTAAGGGTAATGACGGACGAGCACACGATTTAAGCTGGATATATAAAGGATAAAAAATGGCAGATAACACCAACCCCAGAAATGCAAACTCTACTTTGTTCCGACGATTGACTCGTTTGTTCAGTGGGCCAATTGTAGATTATGATCGACCTGCGGTAACTCGTGGAACTAGACGAGATGTAACAAAATATACATTTACCAGCAGTACAGGCAAGGCTTTTAAGAAAAAGGAGTATTATAATCCTTTTGGAGATCTTAACAATAAGGTTCTGTTGCAGCGCAACCGCCAGATTCGTTATACTGATTTCGATCAAATGGAATATGTACCCGAGATAGCTTCTGCTTTGGATATTTATGCAGATGAGATTACTACTTCTACAGTGTTTAATCCTTTGGTGAATATCGATTGTCACAATCGAGAGATTAAAGACATCTTACAGACTTTGTTGTACACCGTGATGAATGTCGATGCTAATATGTTTAGCTGGGCTCGCAGTATGTGCAAGTATGGTGATTATTATTTATACTTAGATATTGATGATGAGATGGGGGTCACTAATGTAATTCCTCTCCCCGTCAGAGAGATAGAGAGAATCGAGGGGACAGACCCCACTAACCCTAATTACATCCAGTACTTTTGGCAACAAGCTGAAGGTAGGGGTAAGGGTGTAACTTTTGAAAATTGGCAAGTATCCCACTTCCGAGTCATGGGAAGCGACCGATATATTCCTTATGGGACTTCGGTCCTTGAACCATCTCGTCGGATTTGGCGCCAGCTTACATTACTAGAAGACGCTATGATGGCCTATCGAATTGTTCGATCTCCTGAGCGTCGTGTTTTTTATATTGATGTTGGCAATATTGCGGTAGAGGATGTGGAGCAATATATTGAACAAGTAAAGACACAAATGAAGCGCAATCAGGTTGTGCAAGAAAACGAAGGTCGAGTCGATTTACGATATAATGCGATGAGCGTTGAGGAGGATTATTATATTCCTGTCCGTGGCGCTACCAATAATACTCGAATTGAGACTTTGGCAGGTGGACAGTTTACCGGCGATATTGATGATGTTAATTATCTCCGGGATAAGCTATTTTCGGCACTTAAGGTGCCCAAGGCATATCTAGCGAACACGGATACCATGGAAGACAAGACAACCTTGTCGCAAAAGGACATTCGCTTTGCTCGAACTATTCAACGACTCCAGCGAACCGTTGTGGCAGAGCTTGAAAAGATTTGTATTATTCACTTATATACATTGGGTTTCCGGAATAGTGACCTTATGTCTTTTAAGATTAACCTTAACAACCCATCAAAGATTGCAGAACTTCAAGAACTTGAACATCTACGAGTTAAGTTTGATATTGCAGGCGGCGCCACAGAAGGATTATTCTCAAGGCGTTGGGTATATCAGAACATCTTCAAGCTTTCAGAGGAAGAGGTGCAACGCATCGAAATGGATCAGTTTGGAGACGCCAAACATGCCAAGCTTATTGAAGCTGCAACCATGGGTGAGGGCGCAGAAGGCGGACTCGGTGATGATGCAGGACTTGGCGGCGGCGATCTAGGTGGCGGACTTGGTGGCGCTGATGATGGTGGACTTACTGGTGACGCTGGAGCAGCCGAACCTGAAGAGCCAGGACCACTCTTGGCCCAGCCTGAAGAGGGAGCACCTCCGGCAAATAGGTCTGATAAGAGGAACATGGGAGCCCGTCGCCGTAGTATGAAAGGTAAATATAGCGCCGAGATGGGATCTTCTACGATGAGAAATCTAGAGAAAGGGTTCTCTGACGGAATCAACACACTAGTTAACATAGGTGAGAATACTGAAGAATCAGAAGAACAGTTGATCTTTGAAACTCAGTACGATATTAAAAGATTAATTCAACAATTGGAAACAAAAGATGAAGGCAAAGCATAACAAAAAAAGAAATACGGCATTTCTCTACGAGGTGCTTACTAGGGAACTGACGAAAGCCATCGTCGCCCAGGATTCATCTCGGGCTAACAACATTAAGAGCATCTTTCGGGAGCACTTTGTGGGCTCTTCTGAAGTAGCTAAGGAGCTTTCTTGTTACAGGGCTTTATCTGAATCCTCTCAGTTAGACCATTATACAGCCGAAAAAATGATCTTCTCTGCAAAGAAGCAATATGAAAAATTAGATACCCAAAAGATATTTCAAGAACAATCACAAATTATTAAGAAAATTAATAAAGACTTGACCTCTGAAGTCTACAAGACTTTTGTTCCTAATTACCGCTCTTACGCTACCATCGCTCAAATA